TACAGTCACAACACTGACCACGATCACAGCCTGATGGCGCAAGTCTAGTTGCGTCTATCGGGTCAGAAATACAGGTCTACCTCGCCTGTCAACTCCTCTAAACCCAGCACTCAGTAAGCTGAGAAAGCCCTGGGGGCATGGCGGAATCGGTAGACGCACCAGACTTAAAAACGGGTGTGTTCTACCTTCCGCTTGTGTATAAACCTTAGAGAGTTAAGCCACACTCACTGCGGCGCAGTGTTATCCACGTGTGGAAGAGGTGAAATAACGAATCTAGTGCGTCTAGCACAACAATATGAATGCCTACACCAGCACAAATCGATGAGCAAATAAAGCTGGAACGTGAACAAATCCGACAAGGATTAGAACGTCTCAGAGACAACACGGTCAAGCTTCAAGACAAGGAGTACGCATCAGCGTCTGTGTATGGAGTCAGCTCCATCGAAGAGCTATTGCCAAAGGTCATTCAACAGATCAAGGACACAGCCAACCGCATTAATGAAGGAAAAACTGGCGCTGCCTTCGCAGAAATACGCCATTACCTAGCGGACATTGAGCCAGAGGCAGCTGCTGCCATTGCTTGCAAGGTGACCTTTGACAAGGTGTTCTCAAGCAAGCGCAAGGCAAACCAATTGCAAAACGTCACAGATGCTATTGGCAGTGCTGTGGAAAACGAGAGCATGATCCGCCACTACGAACGAAACGTACCTGGCCTGCTACACGCACTCAAAAAAAACTACTGGCACCGATCAATCGGGACAGAACAGAAAGTGGTTGTCATCAAGACATTGATGAAACGCTACGAAGTCGATCATTGGCAACCGTGGGGACGAGCCAACAGGATCAAGCTTGGTGGCTGGCTCATGGACTGCATTTGTGTCACCAGCCAGTGGTTTGACAATGAGATGAGACGGGAAGGTAACAAAACAAACAGATATATCGTGCCAACTCCTGAATTTCTAGAAATTAGAGATGAGGTGATGGCAACTGCAGAACTGTTCAGTCCTCTTGCTTGGCCGATGTTGATTGAGCCAAACGATTGGAGCAATGAACGTCAAGGCGGATATCTTTTAAACGAGGTCATGCGTGGTTATCCAATGGTCCGTAGAAGCGATCCCTGCCGTATACAGGGAGAAACACCAATTACCTTTCTGAACCATATTCAGAAGGTTGCTTACACACTAAATCCATTCATTGTTGGTGTCGCTGAGACACTGCAAGAACGTGGTATTGAGTTAGGTAAGTTTGTCCCTGTTGTTGAATTACCTCTTCCACCAAAGCCTGTTGACATAGCAGAGAATTACGATTCTCGAAAGGATTACAGGCGAAAAGCAGCAGAGGTAATGAATGTCAATGCTCAGCAGTTTAAAAGGTCATGTCGTACAAGAATGACCATGAACGCAGTCAAAGTATTTAAAGAGAAGGACAAGTTCTTTATCCCTTGGAGCTTTGACTATCGCGGTAGAGCTTATCCGATTCCTGCATTCTTGACACCACAAGATACAGATTTTGGTAAGTCACTACTGTCATTTCATGAGCAAGCATTCATGACTCAAGAGGCAGAGGGTTGGATTAGATTCCAAGTAGCAACAACATATGGACTAGATAAGTCCACTATGGAAGATAGGCAGGATTGGGTTCTTCACAATCATGATCTAATTACAAGAGTTGCTACAGATCCAATCGGTAACTTATCTGATTGGGAGTCTGCTGATGAACCTTGGCAATTCCTAGCAAGTGCACATGAGTACTACCATACGTGCATCTTATGTGACAGGAATTACACGTCATTACCCATAGCAGTTGATGCTACATGCAGTGGATTACAAATCCTTGCAGGTCTCGCAAGAGACAAAAGTACAGCACAATTAGTAAACGTTTGTCCTAGCGATAAACCACAAGATGCTTATGCAGTTGTTGCTAGTACTGCTACTCCTGAGTGCCCTAGTTCTATTCGTAATTATATGGATAGAAAGGTGGTCAAAAGAGTAGTTATGACCGTACCTTACAATGCAAAGCCGTACTCAAACCGTGGGTACATACGTGATGCATTAAAAGATAAGGGTATAGAACTAGAAAAAGAAGATCTAACAGCAACAGTTAAAGCAGTGCGGGATGCAATGAATGTCATTGTTCCTGGTCCTATGAAGGTCATGAAATGGATCGAAAAGGAGGTATCTTCTGCTATTGATCGTGGTGAACAAGAACTTCAATGGTCAACACCTTCAGGCTTTGTAGTTACACAAAGACTAATGAAACCAGAAGTAGAGACTATTGAGTTACAACTACTAGGTAGATGTCAAATTAAAGTAGCTACGACAGATAGCGACAAGGTAGACAAGTCTCACCACAAAAACGCAACTGCACCGAATCTTATTCATTCGCTAGATGCAAGTCTCCTTCACCTATCTGCTATCCGATTTAATGCACCAATTGCACTGATTCATGATTCTGTCTTGTGTCGTGCAACTGATATGACGATCCTGTCAGCATTAGTTAGGGAAACATACATGCATTTGTTTGCAGAACAAGACTATCTGACCTCTTGGGCAAACCAAATTGGAGCCGAAACAGAACCACCGATTATTGGCACACTCGAACCTGAGTCAGTAATTGAATCCACATATTTCTTTTGTTAATGTCACGAAACACATTTGTAACCGAACAACCTGTAATCCTTGATGGATATCAGGCTGTGATGAGTCCTTCTAAGTTTGGCTATTCTCTTGCAGCGATTGTTGATCAAGAGATGATTGACCGTCTAGAAGAAGACCGAGTCGATACCCTTAAATGGGCTGAATCCAAACTCAAGAATCCTAAGCGTTCAAGTCTAAAGCCAGAACCTTGGGAAGAATTGTCTGAAGGTAAGTACCGAGTCAAGTTTAGTTGGAATGCTGATACTCGACCACCTGTTGTTGATACTGAAGGTACGATCATTACTGATGAACGTACACCTGTCTACAGCGGATCCAAGGTTAAGATTGCATTCTTTCAGAAACCCTATATCCTTCGTGATGGAGTGACTTACGGTACAAGTCTCAAACTAAAAGGTATTCAGATTGTCTCGTTGTCATCATCGGCAGGTGTTGATGTTGGTGACATGAACGAAGAAGATGTAGCGTCGCTATTTGGAACAACTACTGGCTTCAAGGTGTCAGAACCAAATGTCATGCCTGCTGCACCTAGTTCTGTCGAAGACGACGCAGATTTCTAATGGCATTTAGATCAGGCCTTGAAGAAAAGGTAGCTGATCTAATGGTTGGGTTAGGAGTGAAATATGAGTATGAATCTACTAAGATTCCTTATACAATTATGCACAATTACACTCCTGACTTTGTACTTCCTAGCGGGATTCTGCTGGAGTGCAAAGGCTATTGGGACAGTGACGACAGACGAAAAATCAAGAATATTGTGCAGCAGAATCCTGAATTAGATTTGCGGATGATATTTCAAGCACCTTATAACACAATATCCAAGAAGTCTAAGACTACCTATGCAAAATACTGCGACAAGTTAGGTATACCTTGGACATCATTCACAGACATACCAATCGAATGGTTCATGTAGAGAATGAGTTCGTAGAACATATTCCATGTCAACAATGTGGCTCATCAGATGCAAATAGCTTGTACTCAGATGGCCACACCTTTTGTTTTAGATGTCATACAAGAACGTATGGCGACAATACCACTCACAATCATCACGTGTCTAATGTTCAACTACAAGGATCAGCCAGACGGCTGCAATCTAGAGGAATCTCTGAACGAACCTGTGAACTCTTCAAAACCTACAAAGATGGAGAGATCCTACGCCACTATTATTTCGACAGTTCTGGAAAGGTTGTCGGAGCAAAGGTAAGAACAAAAGACAAGGAGTTTCGTTGTGAAGGAGAGGTAAATAGCCTCTTTGGAATGCAAAACTTTAGGCACAAGACAGCTAAAGATCAAAAGCTAATTATTGTCGAAGGCGAGATGGATGCAATGTCCGTCTATGAATGTCAGCCTTGGCCGGTAGTCTCCATACCGAACGGAGCTGCTGCAGCTAAGAAAGCTATCCAAAAAAATTACGAATGGATTAACCATTACGACAAGATAGTATTATTCTTTGACAACGATGATGCAGGTCAGAAGGCTGCAAATGAAGCCGCTAGTGTATTACCACCTGGCAAGGTTTATATAGGCTTTCTTGACGATTACAAAGACGCCTCAGAGGCATTACAAGTTGGAGATACAGAAGCAATACGACAAGTATTGAACTTCAATCATAAACAATATCAGCCTGATGGCATTGTCGATGCCAAAACACTCCTTGACTTAATTACAACACCAACACCACCATCAGATCATGACTACCCCTTTCAAGGATTACAAGGAAAGTTACACGGGATCCGGTATGGGGAGCTTGTCACAATTACTGCGGGCTCTGGAATCGGAAAGAGCTCCTTCTGTCGTGCAATCGCAACTCACC